ACTATATTGCTTTGGAAGGCACACGCTATCCAGAGAATCAGGAGTTTGTCTCTATATGACGCAAAGATTGCAGACCTTTAGTGTTCAAGCCCCAGGCTTCTTTGGGCTAAACACGCAAGACTCTCCTTTGACATTGGAGGCGGGGTATGCGTCTATTGCCACCAATTGCGTTATTGACCAATATGGACGTATTGGCGCACGAAAAGGCTGGTCAAGGGTTAACTCATCCTCTGGCAACTTAGGTGCAAATGACATAAAAGTCATCCATGAGTTAGTGCAGCTTGATGGAACACTAACTGTATTGTTTGCTGGTAACAACAAGCTATTCAAGTTAGATGGTTCTAATGCTGTTGTTGAGTTGACCTATGGGGGTGGGGGTACTGCCCCAACCATTACAAACAGTAATTGGCAATGTGCATCTTTGAATGGCATTACCTATTTCTTCCAATCTGGCTTTGACCCTCTAATCTATGACCCTGCGGTCAGCACAACCACATTCAGGCGTGTGTCTGAGAAGACAGGGTATACAGGCACAGTTCCTTTGGGGAACATTGTCATCTCTGCCTTTGGTCGCTTGTGGGTAGCTGATACTACAGCTGACAATGTAACGATTAGTTTCTCTGACTTGTTGGCAGGGCATAACTGGACTGCGGGAACATCTGGGACTCTTGATGTTTCTAGGGTTTGGGCTAATGGCGCAGACCAGATCATGGGGTTGGGCGCACACAATAACTTCTTGGTTATCTTTGGTAAGCGTCAGATATTAGTTTACTCAGGTGCAACAACTCCTTCCACAATGTCATTGGCTGACACCATAGGCAACATTGGTTGTTTATCAAGGGATTCCATAGTTTCTACTGGTTCAGACATTGTTTTCTTGTCTAATTCTGGTGTGCGTAGTCTGTTGCGTACTATTCAAGAGAAGTCAGCACCATTGCGTGACTTGTCAAAGAATGTGCGTAATGACTTGATGACCTATGTAGCTGGTGAGACATTGGCAAACGTCAAGGCGGTCTATTCAGAAGTCAATGCTTTCTATCTTCTAACCCTTCCTGTTGCCAAACAAGTCTATGTATTCGATACCAAGGCGCAGCTACAAGATGGGTCTGCTAGGGTAACAACTTGGGACTCTATTGAGCCAACTGCATTGTTGGCAAGAAGAAATGGCGATTTACTGATTGGCAAGAATGGATATGTTGGAAAGTATGGGACATATCTTGACCATGCCTCTACCTATCGTTTCCAGTATTACACCAACTATGCTGACTTAGGTGACGCAAATGTCACTTCAATCCTGAAGAAAATCTCTGTGGTGGTGATTGGTGGAACTAACCAAATATTGACAATTAAATGGTCTTATGACTTTTCAGCACAGTATTACTCAACCCAAGCAACTATTCCTATTTCTACAATTGCAGAGTATGGAATGGCCGAATATGGTGCAAATGGTAGTCCAGTAGCATACTATTCAACAGGCATACAGATTGGCACTTTGGTTGGTCAGGCATCAGGGTATGGCAAAGTTGTGCAAACAGCTTATGAGATTCAAATCAATGGCTCGGCCATCAGCATCCAAAAGATTGAGATTCAGGCTAAAAACGGAAAACTTGGGTAAGGAATAAATATGGCAAATTACACAAAAACCACCAACTTTGCGGCTAAAGATGCACTTGCGTCAGGCAATGCCTCCAAGGTTGTCAAAGGTACTGAGATCGACACAGAGTTTACTAATATTCAAACTGCTATTGCTTCCAAGGCAGATGGAACATTTACAAACTTCTCATTTGTTGAAGCATCTAATGTCTTGTATATCTACAATGTAGCAACGCCTGTGGCAAAGATTGATGCCTCTGGTAATTTGACTGTGATTGGCAACATCATTGCGAATGGATCAATGTAATGAAAGCATCAGAAATCATTAAAGCAGATGCGGTCAAGCGCAAAATTGACCCTGATAAAGCCTTGCGTACTGTTAGTGCATTGGTTAAGGCTAAGTCTGCTGTTTTGATGCAAGAGAGCGACTCTGTTCTTTTGGTGCGTAAGATTAACCCAACATCCGCAGAGATTCACTTGTTTACTGAAGATAACCCAAGAACATTGGCAAAGGCTGTTATTGGCTTTGTCAGAAGAGGCAAGGCTTTAGGTATTAAGACTGTCTATGGCAAAGCAGATAACCAAGGGATTGTTGAATTGATGAAGCGTCTTGGCTTGAATGTACAAGCATCTGACTTGCAACAGTACAACTGGAAAGCACAGATATGAGAAATAGTCTTGCCCTACTAGGTATACCAGACCTCCCCATCTATGCGTTTCGCCATGTTGGGGATAGAAGAATTCAGCCCCAAGGTGGCGTTTCTAGCGTTCTTGAGAGTGCTAGTTCAGTAGTTTCTGATGTTGGGTCAGGACTTACAAAAGAAATTGGAAATTTAGGTTTTTCTGGTGGTGGTGGAATACTTGGACAAATTGAAGGTGGCATTACAGATACAGTTGGTAATGTCTCAGATGCTTTGGCAGAAGTTGATGACACAGTAAATCAGGAGATACCAGGCGGTTGGGCAACTGTTATAAATGTTGCAACAGCAGGGCAAGCGGCTCCTTATGTGCAAGCGGTTCAAGCGGGAAATGTAATAGCCAAAGGTGGCAGTCTTGAAGATGCCGCTAAAGGCTATGTCATAAGTTCAATAGCATCAGAAGCGGGTGGTGCTGTTGGTGCAGAAACAGGTTCTAACTTTGCTGGCAATGTTGCTGGTGGAACTGCTGGTGGATTGCTAAGTGGCAAGTCATTAGAGGAATCATTGAAGGGTGGTGTAACAGGTGGCGTAATAAGCCAAGCGACACCATCTACTTTATTAAGTTCTGGTGGAACTTCAGGACAAGGAACAACGGGAGCAAATAACATGGCAGTTGATGATTACACATATTATGGTGGCGGTGACGCTTATGACACAACAAGTGGATTGTTTTCTCCAACCACAATCCCTGCACAAGATATAACTGGTGGAGAAGGTTTCTACGACACAGGTAGTACGCCTTATACACAGGCTCAGATTGATGCTTTAACTGCACAAACCTATGGTGGGAATAATGCTTTATCCTCTTTAGATGCGGCTACACAAGCCGTAATCAAACGAGCATTGGCGGCTGGTGGTACTGCGGCTCAAGGTGCTATGAACTTCCTAAATCAAAAGGGCGTTGTTCAAGGTGGTTTAGGAACTGCCGCTAACTTAATGCAATTGCAAGCAAATAGGGATGCGGCACAGCAAGCGCAAGCAAGAATTGGTCAAGCCACACAACAAGCGGTTGCTGGCTCACAGTTCAGACCAGTTGGCACAACTACTCGTTTTGGTACATCTAACTTCCAAGTTGATCCTAATACTGGTCAATTAGTAAGTGCAGGGTATACAGCTGCGCCTGAAATCACTTCTGCTCAAAATAGACTTATGGGTTTGGGTGCTAGTTATTTGGCGCAGACTCCTGAAGAAGTTGCCCAACAGTACATGAACAAACAATATGACTTGCTCGATCCAAGTCGGCAAAGACAGTTGGCTGGCATTAGAAACCAAAACTTCCAAACAGGTCGTGGTGGTTTGTCAGTAGGTTCTACTGGTTTGCGTCCAAGTGGCGCACAAGGTTTGATGGGTGCTAATCCTGAATTAGAAGCCTATTACAACGCCTTGGCACAACAAGATGCACAGTTGGCTGCACAGGCACAACAAGCTGGCCAACAAAATGTATTGTTTGGAACGGGCTTGTTTGGTCAGGCTGGTCAACTAGAGACTATGGCACAACAACCATTTACTTTAAGTCAAAGTCTTGCTGAAAAATCTGCCTTGGGTGGTGCAAGATCGGGTCAACTTGGTATACAAGGTAATGTTTATGGAAATGCCATAGGCTTGTCTGCGGCTAATACTACTAACCCATACGCTACTGTTTTGGGTGGGTTGAGTAGCCCAACATCATTGTTGGCGCAAGGTATAGGGGCATACATTGGTTCTTCTGCGCCATCAAATGTTGGTGGTACTGGTAGCACATTTAATACTGGCTACTATGACCCGATGCAACAGCAGTTTTAAGGAATAAACATGGCACAAGAATCAATCGTAGGTGGATTGTTTGGACTTACTCCTCAAGCGTATGAGAGACAGCAATACCAGCAATCATTACAAGAAGGTCAAGCATTTGGAACTCCTGAAGGTCTTTATGCCTCTGCTGCACAACTAGGCCGTGGTCTTGGTGGTGCTATGGGTGCTGTAGACCCAATGTTGCAAAAGATTACGGCACAGAATCAGATATTGCAAGGATTGGATGTCAATAATCCAAATGCAATATCAGGCGCAATTGATCAAGCGACACAAGCTGGCATTCCTGAGTTGGCCTATAGACTGACTGCCCTTAGAGATGAGGCAACTGCCAGATCACAGTCGCAACGAGGTTTGCAGTTAAGTCAGGCAGCGCAACAGTTATTGCCACAAATAAAGAATCCTGATGGAACTATCAACGAGGAAGTTAAAAACCAGTTGATGTCATTCCCACAGGGTAGAGCAGCCATTTCTGAGATGGCCAAGGTTATCCCTGATCTACGCAGAATTGGCGCAGCTGGTGGCCAAGAAGAGAATCCATTTGCGGTATTTCTAAATGATCCAACTATTCCTGCAACTGTAAAAATAACTGCACAACAGTTGTCTAATAGTTTGAAACAAGGAATTCTTGATCCAGAGAAGGTTGATGCAAGAGTTTCAGAATTGAGTGCGGCTGCTCAAAGAGGGCAGCAGTTCCAACAGGCACAAGATCAACTTGCAGAATTTAAGAGGCAAGGTCTTGAGAACTCTCGTCAATCATTGGCTTTGCAAGGACAAATGGCCAAGATACAACAACAAAATATTGACTTTAATCAAAGCATAAAGCAACAACAACTTGATGCAAAACTTGAAGAAGCCAAGAAGAAGCCTTTGCCAGCGTATTTGGCTAAGAGTGAAGAAGAAGATTTTGATGTTGCAACAACTGCAACAAACCTTGCTACAGATTCAAATACATTTATAAACCGCATTAAATCTGGTGAGATCAAGTTTGGATGGAAAGATAAGGCAAGTATCAAGGCCAGAGAGATTGCTGGTTCTAATGATCCAGATGTCATTGCCAGACAAGATTTTGATAAGTTCATTCAACGGATGACTTCCGAGAACTTGCGCCTTAACAAAGGTGTTCAAACTGACAAAGACTTTGAGCGTGAAATGAAACTGTTGCAGTCAGCAGAATCAAAGGCAAGTGCTGCCAAGATCATGCAGAACTTGGTGGACATCAACATTAGAAAAGTCAAGAATGCTGATGAATCAATCATGCGCCGCAGAACCAATGCGGGTTTCAATGCTCCAGAACTAAGAATCGAACTACCAACTTTCGAGCCTCACATATTCAGCGATTCTGACTACTCTTCTTTCTTGAAGAATCCTAAATATAAATCTGGAACAGTATTTGTTGACCCTGATGGGGTTAGAAGGGTGAAACCATAATGTCAGACAACTACAAACTAGCACCTTTAGCTGAAGGTGAAAAAAGAG